ATTTTTTCTAATTCCATTACCAAGAATTTGAAGATGACAATCCCATCTGTTTAGAATATCTACCAACATGACATGACCAATATCCTGCAGTTGTCCTATCCGTTTTTTGAGAGCAATTTCGGCTTTCATTAATTATTGTGTTAGAGTTTCCAAAAGTAACTTTTTTAACCCCACCTGTTTTACTCTTAGTATAAACCGCAAATTTATTAGAACGTCTTGGACTGTGGGATTCAGTTAAAACATCATCTTCAGTTTCATAGATGTATGGTGCATCCAAATAAACATATTCTTTACCCACTTTAATTTTAATACCTAAATCAGATTCAACCATCAAAGTATCTTGTTCGTTAAGGTCAATTTTGCCTTCATTAAATAATTCTCTTACTTCATTAACCAAATCAAAATATCCCTCAGAATAAACCATGAATGCGTTATCTGTTAAAGATAATCCGTTATCGATGTGGTATTTTAATACGTCAGAAACATCAACATTCTCCTTCAAAATAAGGGACCTATCAATATGTTTCTCCAAAGATTCTTTAATTAAGTCACGTAAACCCATAAGATTATTTTATAATAAATACTCTAATCTTTTTTAAGTTTAATCTTCCAATAAACCCCCCCTCCAATATAAGGTCTGAATTCGCCAGAAGTACCATCTATAGTCCTATTCCCCGCACCAAGATTAATTTGATATAGGTGGTCTTTTTTAGTTTTGAGTATCAATCCCAAGCCGATTGAGTTAACCCAATCCTCTTTGCTTACAGCTCCGTTGATACCGAAGAAAACTTGGTTTCTAATTGGAGGTGGGGGTGGCGGTGTTTCTCTTACAATTTTTGGTTTGATAGTTGCTGAAAACTTTCTATCAACAATTTTGTTTTGATTAACTGTCTCATTCAAATAAACAAAACCTTGGTTATTGGATAATTTTAGTGTGTCTTTTGTTGTGGTGAAAACCAAATAATCTTTAAGGATTGCTGCGGTATCAACATTTTGTATTGTTGTTACATATATTGTTGTGTCCTTTAAGATTGTTTCACCATGTAAATAAACTGGCACTTCCATTGGAATTGTATCGTGTACTAATTCAGGTTTGGAAAGTACTTCTTTAAGTACAATTTCTTTCTTTGGTTTTTTTATGTATAGAAATACACATAATCCTATTAGGATTAAAATAATAAAATGTCTTACGTCTAAAATTTTTTTCATATTATAACATTACTCTTGAACCAATCAGGAAGTTGTGCAGGATTGGTGAACCTTTCTGAGTTGAACTCGAAAGTTTATAGTTAAAACTAAATCCAAATCTTTTACTGATTTTATAATCAAATGAACTACCAAGTAAGAATGAAAAATTTCTATTTACTAAAGTCTGCCCTGTTTTTGGGTTCCATGCGATTGGTGCGTTCATAAGAAATACTTGTGGAGATATTGTTAGTTTATTACTGTATTGATAAGGCTTGGTCCAAAACGCAACTGCCGATGTGCTCATATTGTAATCAAATTTTCCTGAAGAATTTACTAAGAACAAATTAATTACACTAAGGTTATATCCAAACGTTCCATATTTTGGGTGTGGTTTAATATATGTGTATCCAACTAAGTTCATATAGTTACCACTTAGGTATGCAAATGCGGTTGAATAAGAGTGTATAGCATTTAATTTACCACTTTCAAAATCCATTTTTGTATATCCGCCACCTACAACAAATTGTTGTAGATTACTATAAATCATTGAAGTTAAACTCCAACTTTCATTTCCAATTGCCGATGATTTACTAATACCCATAGTAATTGCTGCAGAATATTTTCCATCAGCGCCTTGACCTGTTGTTAAATCGGATGCCAACAACATTGGATTTGGGTTTACTTGTTTTTTCTTCTCTTCTTTCTTTTTGTCATCTTTTTTTTCTTCCTTTTTTTCTTCTTTCTTCTCTTCCTTTTTTTCTTCAGATTTTTTTTCTTCTTTTTTCTCCTCGGTTTTAGATTCTTCCTTTTTTTCTTCAGATTTACTTTCAGATTTAGACTCTGATTTAGATTCAGATTTGTTTTCAGATGAACTACTTTCAGATTTACTCTCAGTTTTTGTTTCAGTTTTACTTTCGGATGATGACGATGATGACGAACTACCCCCACTTTGTGATGACGATGATGACGAACTACCCCCACTTTGTGATGAAGAAGCTGGTGGAGGTGGTGGTGTTGAACTTGCAGATGAACTTGCCGCACTTGACGCCGATGAACTTGCTGCACTTGACGCCGATGAACTTGCCGCACTTGAAGCTGAGCTCGCAGCAGCCGCGGCGGCTGAACTTGCGGCGTTAGAAGCCGCATTCGCCGCTGCTTGAGTTACTACCGTTGTTACAACAGTATTTACAGCACAAGGTGTAGATAAAACACTATTAACCCAAGTCTGAAATGTACCGTTATTGATGTCAGCTAAAGTAACCACTCTTGATTTACCTCGTATTACCGCCACCGTACTATTCATACCAAATGGAATAGTTACGACATAAACCTTATTATCACACGGGTCAATATAAGTTTGAGTAATAGTTTGCCCCTCCACTTTTTTGATGGAAAATAACATTATTATTAACAGGAGGGGAAACCATTTCTTCATTATTTAGCGAATATTCCTTTTTTCACCATTTTACCTAAGATATTAGCACATGCAATATCCAAAGATTTTTTAGTTGCAATACTGATTGTAGATTGATTGAATTTAACAGGGTCTACAGTTGCATCAGACAAGAAAGTTAATTCTCTTGTTGTTTTTGCCTCACCTAATCCTGATGCTGCGATGATTGTACCATTTTCAGCATCTGTGAATCTAACCTGTAAACCAATACGTGTTACCATTATATTTTTTACACCATCCTTCAAATTCACAGTTTCATCTTCAGAAACAGAGTAGTCGTAACATTCAATTTCAACAAAATAGTGAGCTAATTTAATTTTACCTCTACCATCTAATTTGTTTTCAGAAATTCCTGCTTGAGAAGCTTGGAATTGTTTAACCATTCTATTTTTTATTTCTGTTTTGTCTTCTGTAAATTCAAAACGGTTTAAATTATCAAGATATTCAAGTACAATATTTGTAACACCTAAACCAACTCTTTTTTCTTTCAGTTCAGGATACATTTCATACATCTCATCATTAATACCACATTTCAAAAGTTGGATATTCTTTTTTGGTCCGTTATAATCCAAAAATTGAGATATATCATTTTTAGTTTCGAATGATGCTTTGTAATCTTCTGTTTTGGTTTTACCAATTGTTTGAGCCGATAAAATTGTTGTTGCACCTAAAAATAATAGAGACAACAAACTTAATTTTTTTATCATACGTTAAATTTTGTTGAAGTCAGTAATCGCCAATAGATTACCAGAATTATCATATACCGCAATTCTATAAGCCGAACTTGGTAAAGCTGACGTATAAAGTTTTAGTATATTATCACCAGATTGTAGGTCTGATGTAGATTTCGAAACAACTCTGTTTGTAATGTCGGTAATTTTAACTGTTACAGTTTGTGCTGCTTGAGTTTTTACATTCATCGAAACTTCTGTTGTTACAAATGTCGTTTGTAATTTAATACCCACTGAACTTGTAATTGCTAAGTTTGGGTCAATTTGATTTTGATTTGATACAAGAGGTATATTTTTAGTGCAACCTACAAGTACAAATAAACCAATTAAAAAAGATAGTTTTTTCATTTTATTTGATTGTTATTTTTGTTTTGTTTATTTGATTATTATTATTATCCGTTAACACGACACTTAAATAAGTTTGAGTTAATGTTTTTGTATATATGTTTAATGAATTCAAACCTATTTTACCATTAAATTTTTCTCTGCATACTACTTGATTTTGAATTGTATCAATCATTGTTAAAGTATATAATCCGTTAGTTTGTAGGTTAAAATTAATTGAATCTCCATTAGAGATTATGTTCATTGGATTATCAAAGAAAGAAACCGAATTTGGTTTGAATTGTACAGGTGCTACCAATACTTTTTTACAAGAAATTATAAAAACCGCAAAACATAATATTATAATTTTAATACGGTTTATCATATCAATCTAATTTTAAGTTGTGTTCCATTTTGACTAACAGCATCGGTACCACTTACCGAAATCAAACCAAATATATTATTTAGTTTTGTTAATGTTTTGAAACTTATTTTATACGATGTTGTGTTATCCAAAGTTGTTGTACCATCAGTAATCAAAGAACCCACATTTACATATGTCCCTTTATCAGTTCCAAAATTGGATGGATTACCATTCGTTGTGAATTTAATCGTTGAAAATTTTAATAAACTATTATCATAATTTATTATAAATTGTGTTCCAACGACTTGATGTAACAACGGATTTAATGTTATTATTAGAACAACAGAATCGCCAACCAATTCAGACATAATCGTTGACTGAATTTCGTTACTAACGCTCATAGTTCGAACTGACATTGTTGTAATATTATTTGATTTAGGTGTTGTTGAATGTGATAAGTTTACATCACCTTTCCAAGCCACCGATAAGTTTATTGTGTCAGTTGATTTCCCCGTATTTATATCGAATGAATATGTTGAACCCAATGGATTTATAAATGTATTCCAATTAGATTTCCCAATACTATCATATCTTGTTTGAGGAATTAATCTCACGGTCTTATTAAGATTGAATGTGTCCGCTAAAGTCTTTGTACCTGTTAAATTTTGTAACAAATTGAAACAATCTGCCTCATTAAAA